ATGGCCGTGAGTGGGGCGGCTGGACATCTTCCCGCATCAGCGCGGGCATTGACCGGATTGCCCGCGATTTTAACGTGTCGATCACCCGGCAGTGGCCGGGTAGTGATGGTGTGCCGCAGATTAAAAACGGCGATCGGGTTGAAGTGATGATAGGCGATGACCTGGTTATTACGGGCTGGGTTGAGGCGTTACCGCTGCGCTACGATGCAACGGCAATCACAATGGGGATCGTTGGCCGCAGCAAAACAGCAGACCTAATTGACTGCTCGGCGGCGCCAGCACAGCACAATGGCAAAACTCTTTTCCGTATCGCCAGCGCGCTGGCTAAGCCGTTCGGCGTGGACGTTGTGGACGCAGGTACACCTGCGACTGCAGTCATTGACGCGCAGCCGGAACACGGTGAAACGGTGGTGGAGTGTCTGAACCGCCTGCTGGGGCAGGTGCAGGCGCTGGCCTACGATGATGCACAGGGCAGGCTGGTGCTCGGTAAACCAGGGGCTGAGAAAGCGGCCACGGCGCTGGTACTGGGCGAAAATATTCTTTCGTGTGATACAGAGCGCAGTGTCCGCGATCGGTTTTCCAGCTACCTGGTCACCGGCCAGCGCCCCGGCACTGATGACGATTTCGGTGAAGCGACGATTGCCGCCATCCGGCAGAGTACAACAGATACCGGAGTGACCCGCTACCGTCCGCACACCGTCCAGCAGTCCGGTACCGCTACGACGGACAGTTGCAAAGCCCGCTGTGAGTTTGAGGCGAGACAACGTGCCGCAAAAACGCGTGAAACAACGTATACGGTTCAGGGATGGCGGCAGGGCAACGGCGAACTCTGGCGGCCAAATCTTTCTGTCATTGTCTACGACCCGTTGAATAGCTTCGATAACGAGACGCTTGTTATCGCTGAAGTGACATACATCAAAGATAACAACGGCACCACGTGCGAAATCCGCGTTGGGCCTGCTGACGCATACCTGCCGGAACCGGCTGCGCCGAAGAAAAAGAAAAAAACATCGGGAGGCTCAGAATTCTGATGGGCGGATCTTCTCTTCAGAACATTGTCACGCGCGCTGTTATCACCGCGCTCGATACTGCAAAAAAATGTCAGGCTGCCGGTCTTCGGCTGATCGCCGGCGAACAGAAAGAAAACGTGGAACACCTGGAGCCGTATGGCTTTACGTCCGCTGCGCAGAATGGTGCAGAGGCCGTGATGCTGTTTCCAGGTGGCGATCGTTCCCACGGTGTTGCCGTGGTGGTCGCTGACCGGCGGTACCGTCTGAAAGGCCTGGCACGCGGAGAAGTCGCCATTTACGACGACCAGGGGCAGTCGGTAACACTGACCCGTGCCGGGATCGTTGTCAACGGCGGCGGTAAACCGATAATTTTTACCAATGCTCCCAAAGCCCGTTTCGAAATGGCTATTGAGGCCACCGGCGAGATTAAAGATCTCTGCGATGGCGCGGGCAAAACGATGTCCGCTATGCGCACGACATATAACGGGCATACCCACAAAGAAAATGGCGACGGCGGCGGAACTACAAATCCTCCCAACCAACCGATGAGCTAAATCATGATCCTCTATGTCAATGGGCTCCTGAAGGAGTCCACGGATCCACTCGACCTTTTAACACGTTCTGTTGTGATTTCTCTGTTTTCGTGGCGGCGCGCCGAAAGTGACGACCGCACACCAGACCCCTACGGGTGGTGGGGCGACACCTGGCCGACGGTACAGAACGATCGTATAGGCTCCCGCCTGTATCTGCTGAAACGCCGGAAACTCACCAATAAGACGCCTCAGGATGCCCGCGAGTATATCCAGCAGGCGCTGGCGTGGATGGCTGAGGACGGCGTGGCCGCACGGGTAGACGTAACTGCAGAACGTACCGGGATCGATATGCTGGCGGCCGGGATAACGATCTACCAGCGTGACGGCACCATTCACAACATTACCTTTGATGACATCTGGAGTGAACTCGATGGCTGACAGTCAATTTTCACGGCCTGAACTCCCGCAGCTTATAGCCACCATCCGCAGCGATTTGCTGACGCGCTTCCAGGAGGATGTGCTCTTACGCCGGATGGATGCGGAAGTGTACGCGCGGGTTATGGCCGCATCCGTTCATACCCTCTACGGCTATATCGATTATCTGGCGCGCAATATGTTGCCCGATTTGTGCGATGAGGACTGGTTATACCGTCACGGCAGAATCAAGCGCTGCCCCCGAAAGGATGCCGTGGCCGCGGCGGGCTATGTGCGCTGGGATGGGATCAGCGGAACGCCGACGCTTCCCGCTGGCACGCAGATCCAGCGTGATGACCAGGTGACCTTTACCACCACGCAAACTGTGAAAGCGGCTGGTGGCGTGTTGCGCGTGCCGCTGGTGGCGGATAACCCAGGGGCGGCAGGAAACACCGATGACGGCATTGCCTTACGCCTGGGCACGCCAGTTAGTGGCATCCCGTCAACGGGATACGCCGACACGGTGGCAGGCGGCGATGACACAGAAGAGCTGGAGACCTGGCGCGCCCGCGTTATGGAGCGCTATTACTGGATCCCTCAGGGTGGTGCTGACCCGGATTATGTCATTTGGGCAAAAGAAATTGCGGGTATCACCCGCGCGTGGACTCTCCGGCACTATAAGGGGACCGGAACCGTAGGCGTCATGGTGGCAACCGGCGACCCGGCGCACCCGGCACCGGGCGATGATCTGGTTCAGGCTGTCCGTAACCATATTCTGCCTCTGGCTCCCGTTGCAGGCGCAGGTCTTTTCGTTTTCGCGGCCACTGAAAAAGTTATTCCGATGACGATCGCGCTGGCGAAAGATACCGCAGAAATCCGCGCAGCCGTAACCGCTGAGCTGAATTCCTTGATGTTGCGTGACGGTGTTCCTGACGGAAAAGTTTACCTGTCACGCATCAGCGAAGCGATAAGTCTGGCAACAGGGGAGGTCGCTCACCAGCTGCGCGCGCCGGTTGCTGACGTAACGCTGGGTCCTACCGAACTGCCCGTTGTTGGCTCCATCACCTGGGCAACGTATACGGAGGCGAGCAGCTGATGGCAATGCAGGATGAGTATGAGCAACTCCTCTACAGGTTGCTTCCGCCAGGTCCGGCATGGGAGGGGGAAAACCCACTGATAGAAGGCCTTGCCCCGTCGCTTACGCGCGTGCATCAGCGTGCAGATGCGCTGATGAAGGAAATCGACCCGGCGCAGACAACAGAGCTGATTGACCGGTATGAAACCGTCTATGGCCTGCCAGACTCCTGCACGCCGGACGGTGTGCAATCACTGGTCCAGCGTCAGCAACGTCTGGATGCAAAGGCCAACGTGGCAGGCGGAATCAATGAACAGTTCTACCGTAACCAGCTGGACGCGCTGGGTTATACCACCGCGACGATCGAACAGTTTCAGAACCTCGACAGCAGCCCCGATCCGGAATGGGGAGAATTCTGGCGTTATTACTGGCGCGTAAATATCCCTGCTGACGCCAACGTTAACTGGCAGACCTGCACCAGTGCGTGCGACTCCGCAATCAGAACCTGGGGCGACACGGTTGCAGAGTGCGTAATCGAAAAACTTGCACCGTCACACACTGTCGTCGTTTTTGCTTACCCAGAAGGAACAGATAATGCATCGAATTGATACACCTACTGCCCAGGCCGATAAATTTGGTCAGGGCAAAAATGGTTTTACTAATGGAGACCCGGCCACCGGCCGCCGTGCAACAGACCTGAACAGCGATATGTGGGATGCCGTTCAGGAGGAGATCTGCACGGCTATAGAGTCAGCAGGACTGACGCTGGATAAAACAAAACATGATCAGTTGTATCAGGCGATCGTAAAAATAATCACTTCAAAAATACCTGATGCCTTGCTGAGGCAAAACAATCTATCTGATGTAGTGGATAAAGCACTGGCACGCGCTAATTTAGAGCTCGGTACCGCTGCTACAAAGAATGTGCAGCAGAGTAGGGATGATACGACTGCAGGACGAGTGCTGGTTAACGGTGGAGCAGTAGCAGTGCGAACTGTCTCGGCTAGTGCAGGCGCTGCGATATCGGATGCAAATGAGCTACCTGCTAATTCAGTTAGTTTTTGTTATTCAAACGCAGCTAATTCACCTGGGTATGATGCAACCATACTTGATGTTGGCAGTGGTAATTATCGAGTTCAGTATGCTGCATCATATAGTGACGGCGGAAAAAGGTTAAAATACCGCACGCTAAATGGTGATAACAATTCTTGGGGAAACTGGTATGAGTGTTATCATAACGGTAACAAGCCCACAGCGGTTGATGTCAATGCTGTACCAACAAGGGGCGGACCTGTAGGCTATCTTTATAACTCATTATATTATAAGTCACGAGAAGGGGCTTGGCAGGGAATCGGTGGATTTAATGACCAGTTAAGTAATTCAATGGCGCCATTTGTAACGCCACTTTATTCAACACCAAAAGATATATCTATATATTTGCCAATTGTCAAAGGGATAAGCAACACAGATGCGCGTGGCTACACATCTGCAGTTAGCTTTGGAATTTTAAGAACCGGAGGGGATGATTTTGGCACGCCTGTTATTCATTGTATTGGCGATGACGGGCAATCAAGTGTATGGTATTTTGATCCTGTGACAGGAAATGTCCGAAGCGATAAGGTAGGTTTTTTTTCAACGCAAAATGATTCGCAAATAAGAGCTGACAAAGCTTACAATGATGCCGTTTCCTGGGTTAAATCACAGTTTTCACTCAACTTTACATCTACAGGATGGTGGCACAAAGATATTACAGGGAAAATAACGCAGGGCGGTACGGTTATTGGCAATGGTGGCTATGTAAATACTAATTTTCCGGTGACCTTTCCAAATCGTTGTTTACAAGTGCAAATGACACTTGCAAACGGTGACTTCAATAATTCAAAAGATAATGTTTTTGTTAATGCTGTATCAAACTCTGCATTCCAGGCAGTCATGCATACAAGTGAGTATGGTGCTTATTGGATAGCTGAAGGGTATTAAAAATGACCTATAAATACATATTTAGCTCAGAAAGCAATGCATTTTATTCAGTAGATTTGCAGATGTTGTATGAACAAAGCGAGAGTTGGCCTAAAAATTATGTTTATATTACCGATGCTAAATGGCAAGAAATGCTTGAGGGCCAATCTAAAGGCATGGATATCAAAGCTGACGCTCAAGGTTATCCGGTTCTCATAGAAAGAAAGCCTCCGTCAGATCAAATGCAAATTGATATTGCTGAGCGACAAAAGGCTAAGCTAATGAAGGAAGCGATTGATACAATTGATATCTTGCAGGATGCGACTGTTCTGGGAATCTCCACTCAAGAGGAGAATGACAGTTTGATTTCATGGAAAAAATACAGGGTCTTGCTTAACAGGATTGATACCCGGAAGGCCCCGGACATCAGTTGGCCAATTAAACCAGAATAAAAAGTGCCGCAGGTATGCGGCACTTGATTGCTATCTTTTAAGTTTAAGGAATTTGAGCTCAAAGAAGTAAAATGAAATTGTTGCCACTACATATGAAATTATTAGAGAGGGCATGATTAAGTTGCTATTATGCCTTAAAATGTCATGTTTTTGAGAAAACATTATCAATAAAATATAACATAATGTATGCCACATATATAACCCATAGCTGATTTTCCCTGTGTAAACGAGGAACGGGTTTTTGAAAAACTTCAACAATATATTACTTTTGCCTGACGTTTCATGTTTATAACAAAGGAAAATTATTGATGAAAATAAAAAACCAAGTGCGGTGTATAACCACCACCGCTGACTTGCCCAGTTACGAGAATCCCAGAATGCAGACATAGGCATTGTCAAAACTGACAAAAGAGTAACTATGAGCCCGATAAAAAGTACAACCCATGCAATATTTGTGCTTTTTTTGTGATTTTTTAATTGCGCAAATATAGCACCCATGACCATCATGTCAGCACAACTCAGTAACGTTGCATTGATCATATATTTTGCGCCAATGATATAGAAGATTACGTATCTTGAAATTAATGAAATGAATACCAGCGGAATGAAAATCCTGAGTAGTTTTTGATCTTTTATGAAAAACAAAATGAAAGGCCAAAACCAATAAAATTGCTCTTCAATAGCTAATGACCAGGTATGTCCAAGAATTCCTGGGAGAGAGCCGCCTGCGCCTAAATAATAATTCTGTAAATATAATATGAACCAACCATATCCTTTAGCTGAGCCGTCAATAGACAAGATGTAAACGTAGTTCGCAATCAAGTATAGGTAAAATAATGGGAATATACGAAGAGAACGATTAAAAAAGAACTTTTTTAAATATTCAGGTAATGATTTGTTTCTGTCATTTAATAAAATGTTAGTAATCAGAAACCCTGAAAGACAGAAAAAAATGGGTACACCTATAAACCCAAGGGACAACCCTGGAGCTTTGAAATGATAAAGCATAACAAGTAAAACGGCTATGCCGCGAA